AAGAATTGTTAAGATACTACACAGATACTTACACACAAGTTATCCACAAGTTATCCACAAGCAAGAAAAAACAGCTCTCCTTATATATATACGATATACGATATATTAAGACTTAAGACTAACGAGAGTAATTCGTCTCTAATACATTTAAGAACGTGAAACATTTAGATAGATATTATTTAAGAGTTAGTACTACGTCAGTCTTACGTCGTAAGACTTACGACGTATTCAAGTATCATGATCTATTTAGATCACGATACTTACTGGATATTTACTCACGAAAGATTATTACTACGAATTACCTATTGATGCGGAAATGAGAATGATTCTTATTCGCAACAACGTTCCCGATAGTAACTGCAATATATCGTGATAGTACTGAGTAGGGTATTAGTAACGTGAGAGTTATAGTTATTAACGTGATATATATATTACATACGGGATTGTTAACGTATTAACGTGATACCGATATGGGACGGGGCATAGTTGCATGTACGGATGCACGCCAGACGCACTGTAATCGCGTATAGACGCACATCGGCTCACGGGTGGTATGTAGGTAGCCATGCACGCACCAAGAGCGATTCTGACCAATTGGATGGGGTTCGTACTCGGTTGGAGTGAGAGCCTCAACAGCAACCACCCCCAGAAAAATTCAGAAAGTACGCTTGCAATACCCAGTGAGTAGTGAGAGTATGTGTATTAGTTCCACGGGAGTTGCCATGAATATCACGATTGACAAAGATGTACCGATGCCAAGTAAGTCAAATAGTGTGAGTGTGTACCCGTATGACGTGATGGAGATTGGTGATAGTTTCGCAGTAGGCGGGGGAGCGAAGAGGCAGAATGTGTATAACGCCTGTTATAGGCATGGTAAGAGATTAGGGCGTAAATTTATCTGTAAAGACGTTGGTGATTCGATACGAGTATGGAGAGAGGCTTAATAACCGAGTGTGTAGACGAGAGAGCAAGAGAGTTGCTCAAGTGTCGGTTATTGCCATTAACATTAGATCAAATAGTTGATGTAATGGCTCGTGTAATGCGCAGGGAGATGGTGTTAGACAGTGAGGTCAAAGAGTTGAGAGCGAAGTTAACTAACAAGCGGGGTTGATATGAATTTTCCTGATGACATGGTATTCCACTTATCTCGTATCTTCGTTGGGGAATATGAGATCGGATTGAACAAAGCCAAACCGTCTGTACTGGACTTGGGAGCAAATGTCGGTGCATTTGCGTACTGGGCATTGGTTCGCTGGCCTGACAGCACTGTAACTTGTTATGAACCGCTTCCGTCTAACTTCAAGTTACTTTCAGAGAACTTGCAGGTAGCGGGTGCCAGATGCATTTTGAATAACTGTGCTGTTGGCAAGCAAGACGAGGCTTTTCGTAAACTTTACCTTGGCAAACATAATTGCGGTGAAGGCAGCTTTTTTCAGGGCCATGAACAACAGTCCGAATCTGTGGATGTGCAGGTAGTCGCTGCCAGCAGCATTGAGTACCACGATGTTGTTAAGATAGATGTAGAGGGTGCGGAGATTGAAATAATTGAAAACCTGACGTTTGACCCTTGTGTTTACCTGATTGAATATCACACGGTTGCCAATAAACGAAAGATTGAGGAACTGCTTGCTGACAAATATGTTCTGGTTGAACACAGGATTTATCAGATCGGCACCGGCATAGTTAAGTTTGTTAGAGCAGATGTGCTGAAGCAATAGCGCCATGCAGGACGTTACCGTAGATACGAAGAAGATGATTGAAGCACGTATCAAATGGTTATCGGTTGAAGAACGGGAGCATGAGATGGCCTTCGCAATTGCTCTCTATGAATCACGGCAGAGGCTTCAGGGATACTTGAGAGAAGCCCTGTCCTGCGGCAAGTCCAGAGCTAAGAAGGTCAAGCTCTATGCTCGTTGGAAGCGGGAGCTTGATCCTGATCTGGTGACTGAACTGGTCAACGTGCTTCGTAACAAACGGGCACTTGAGATTATTATGGGCTGGAAGCTGGTCGATCCGAGACACTGAATGAAATTCAACCTGCAACAGTTCTATAAGTTTTGCGCACAGCTCAAGGTTGAGACTAAAGAACACGGCCTGAAGAAAATGGATACGCTCCTCGGCACTCAGACCTACGTGATGGACGAAATCACGAAAGGTCTGGACGAGGATATTCATTTCTTTGTCATCCTCAAAGGCCGACAGTTAGGCATTACAACTATAAGCCTCGCGCTAGATTTATATTGGCAGTTCGTGAATCCCGGCTGGCAAGGCACGCTTGTATCCGACACGGAAGAAAACCGTGATATGTTTCGCTCGACCCTTGCGATGTACATGGACGGGCTACCGAAAGAATACAAGATTCCACTGATGGCCCATAACCGCAATCAGCTCGTACTCAAGAACCGTAGCCGCATCTTTTATCAGATCGCAGGTAACAAGAGCCGTCTCGGTCAGGGTAAGGCCATTACATACTTACATGGCACCGAGACCGCCTCATGGGGCAACGAGGAGGGACTCGCATCCCTGATTGCTTCCCTTGCGGAGACCAACCCGAACAGACTCTATATGTTCGAGAGTACGGCTCAGGGATTCAATATGTTCCATGATATGTACATGACCGCCAAGAAAGCTCGCACACAGCGGGCTATCTTCTGCGGCTGGTGGCGCAATCAGTTTTATTCAGCAGACCCTGAGAGCAGCGTTTACAAGACCTATTGGGACGGCAAACTGACTCCAGAGGAAAAGGAATGGACTAAGGATATCCGCAAGCTCTACAACATCGAAATCAATTCCCGTCAGATGGCGTGGTGGCGATGGAAGATGTATGAAGGCATCAAAGACGAAGCACTGATGATGCAGGAGTTCCCGCCCACGGAGGACTATGCCTTCGTGATGACCGGCACCAGCTTCTTCAGCATGTCGCGCTGTACGGATGCCGTAAAGGATGCCAAGAAGCTCGATTACGATAGCTACCGCTATGTCATGGGAGCCAACTTTCAGGACATGAACGTAGTCAGATCAACTGAGCGTCTTGCTACACTCAGCATCTGGGAAGAACCAATTGACACAGCCTATTACGTCATTGGTGCCGACCCAGCCTACGGGTCATCGGACTGGGCTGACCGCTTCTGTATTCAAGTATTCCGCTGCTATGCAGACGGGTTAGAGCAGGTCGCAGAGTTTGCTACCAGTGAACTGAATACCTACCAGTTTGCATGGGTCATTGCTCACCTCGCCGGTGCATACAAGAACTCTACGCTCAACCTTGAAGTCAACGGGCCGGGGCAGGCTGTCATCAACGAGTTGAAAAACCTCAAGCGACTCGCAGCCTCTTATGGTGGCGCAATGGGCAAAAGCCTGATGGATGTATTCGGCTCCATGAGCAACTACATCTGGCGACGTAATGACTCTATGTCCGGCATCAGTAACAGCATTGGCTGGCTCACCACCTCGTCCAGCAAGGAGCGTATGCTCAACTACATGAAGGACTACTTCGAGCGCGGGATGATGGTTATACGCAGCCTTGAGACGATTGACGAGATGAAAACCGTAGTGCGCAATGACGGCAGCATCGAAGCCTCTGGACGCAACAAGGATGACCGCGTGATTGCCTCTGCGCTGGCGGCGGCTGCCTATGCAGAACAGTTGCAGCCTCGCCTGATCCAGATGCGCCTGACCCGCGATGTAAACAAGGCTCAGGAAAAGCAAACGCCAGAGGAAGTCTCAATGAACAAGACAGTGAGTACCTACCTCAAACAGATCGGAATACACCCCGATGCCTCTGCCAGATAAAGTCATCCCGATGAATGAGCTGAAAACGCTCATGACGCGCTTTCTGAATGACGAAAAGCGCGGCATCAGCGTCAAGCTGTACGCCGAAGTCGCTGGCCTCGACATGACCACCATTAACAAAGTGTTCAAGACCGGCGAGATGCCACTCACTGAATTTGTACAGCGTCGTGTCAGCAAGGCTTTGCTCGCGTGGCAACAGGGCGAGATAGCCGTGATGCGTAACATCGACGGTAGCAAGTTTGTCGAGTACCGCAAGCAACCGCGAATGAGAATCATTCGCACTCAGAGACTTGAGTTTGTGAACGGAATACCAAAAATCAGTGTCGGAATCCGTAACAAAGCCGATTATTCAACCCCAGACCTAGATGAACAACTGAGGAGTCAACATGGCCGTCGTTCATGACTATAAATGCCCGAAACACGGGTTCTTTGAAGCTAGAGAAGCCGTTTGTCCAAAAGGCTGTAAGGAGGGCGTTAAAATCGTCTACCTGAAAGCCCCGTCGCTCATGTCTCCCAAGACACGCCGGACAGACAAGACTGTTAAGAATCTTGCCAAAGACTTTGACATGACCAACATCAAGTCAACCAAAGAAGGCGAGTCACAGACCGGCTATTACACCCGCAAGAACAAAACCAAGGCTGAACCTGCTCCAGCTCCAAGGGAACCTCGTCCCGGTGACGCTGCCATCTGGGGCGGTGGCCCAAGAGGGCTGGATATGGCCTCCATCCTGTCAGGCCGCGCTGTCCGTAGCGTTGCAGGCGAACCTGTAGGTGTTAACCCAAAGGACGTGGGTAACTTGACCGGCCCCAAGGCCGCGTCGTACATTGCTGACCACGAAAACTTGACGTTGAAGAAATGAGAATACCGACAGACAATACAGAACGGGAGATTTTCTATCGTCAACTGATAGAAAAATGCCTCGTTTCAGTGGAGGAGCGCAAGGCTGACTATGCCTCTCTGCGCTCCCTGTTCCTGTTCGGTGCAGGGCCGGATGAACCTCCGGCTCTGTTCAACAAGATTTTCCCCCATATCGACACCCTGACCAGCTTCCTGTACTCAGCGGAAACCACTAGGTTTAGCATAAACCTTGGTGCCTCTGTTCATGAATCTGAGCAAATCAAAAGCCCGGTACTGACTTCGGCACTTAATGACGAGTGGCTTAACTCAAACGCCGATCAGGTTTTCAGTTCCGCGCTGAATTGGGCGCTTGTTTACAACACGACGTACATTAAGCTTGTGGTAAACAACGGTATCCACCCGTACATGGTTGAGCCGGGCTGCGTCGGGGTGCTTCGAGAGGATATTCCCTACACTGACCGGCAGGAAGCCATCGTTCAGACCTACTACATCACTAAATCCGAGTTGTATTCGCGTCTGTACGCCCATCCAAAGCGGGAAAGCATCGTCAGCAAGCTCTCAGCAGCCGTGCATGTGCGTACTGAAGATGTGCCAAATGGGTTAGACCGCATCATCATGTCCTCGTCGTCGCCTGAAATGACCGGCAACGTAAACATGGACTTGTATGGTTACAACCGATACAAAGCAACGGTAGCCGAAGATACGGTCAAAATGTACGAATTGTGGGTCTGGAACGACGAAATCAGTGATTATCAGTGCGTCACAATGGCTGACCCTGATGTTTTCATCTATGACAGACCCGGCGGCACCCTGTTCCTGAAAGGCGAGCTGCCTTTTGTGCAGATTTGCCCGAATCCGCAGTACGATTACTACTGGGGGCTGTCCGAAGTGCAGCGCTTGATGTATTTGCAGCAGCTACGCAACAAACGCATGACCTAAATACTCGATTTGATGGCAAAACAGGTCAATCCACCCACCGCTGTGTC